AGCTAACCAACGCGACATTGCTGCATTGGTCGATCAACTTTCAGACAATCCAGAGGCGATGAATCAAGCGAGGACTCAAATTCTTGCCTATCTCAAAAAAGGTGCAATGGGGACGCGTCCAGATGAGGAGGGAAAATTTTCTCCTGCCGGACTACGCAGGGCATTGAATGCGATAGGGAAAACAAAATTAGGGATGTTTTTCAGCCCTCAAGAAATGAGTGATATTGATGCCTTATCAAGAGTCGCAGGATATGAGAATGTGAGGCCATCAGGTTCGGCGATTAATGAATCCAATACTGCCGCAATGCTATTGGGGAAAGGGCTTAACCTGATTCCAGGCGTACAAGCAAATATCAGCAGTCCATGGTCTGGAATGATGCAAGGAAGACAGGCAAAGCAAGCTACCGACTTGGCTTCTGCACTAATGCGCCAACGTCAGCAGCAGGCAATGACAACTTTACCGCAGAGATTAACCATGCCAGCAATTTACGGCTCAGGATTGGTCAGCGGGAGCAATCAATAACAGGATGATCAGTGCAAGTATCCATCCGGCCTTGATTGGGTCTATATATTGAAAGATTGGGTCAAGATATTGAGAAATCAGCTCCATAAGGTTCTCCTTATTGGTTATTTGCAAGAATAGCATATTTGGTTATACTTTCGACATGCCGACATACACTTATAAATGCAAGGACTGTGAAAAGGTAATGGATGCGTTCAGAAGCATTGAAGAACGCAATGATTGCCCAGTATGTGGATGCGGTGGAAAGACAGAAAAGTGTATAGTACCAACACAGGTACAGCCACAAATGCCAGGATATGAATGCCCTGTAACCGGAGAATATGTCACTTCTCGAAGACGCAGGGTTGAGATCATGAAAGAGAATAACCTCGTGGAGGCTGGATAATGGCTTGCAAAGGTAAGAAAGGAAAAGGTAAGAAGAATCGCGGTAAATAAGGCTTATGCACTGTCGAGATGACAGCGCACAGCCTGTAGAGATTGGCTCTACAGGTTCCCTTAGATGGAGAGAGAGATGGATCCAAATAAAGACACTGTTGAAGAACAGCCAGTCGAGAAATCATTAGCAGAAGAATTGGCCGATGTTCTTGATGGCGTTGAGAATGAAGAGCTCAGCGATGAGGAATTTACCGATGAGGCGGAAACTGATGAGGATGCCGATGAGGTAGAGCCCGATACCGACAAAGAAGAACAGCCAGAAGAATCCGATACAGATGCCGAAGAAATTGAAGCATCCGCAGAAGAAGATCCCGAGGTTGAAGAGGAAGCCATTGATCCTCCGCAGCATTGGGCCGCAGAAGATAAAGAGATTTTCGCTACACTGCCAAAAGATGGTCAGGAGTTTCTCCTCCGCCGTCATAAGGCAATGGAAGCGGATTACACTCGCAAAACTCAGGAAATAGCAGATACTAAACGATACCAAGAGCAAGTCGCTGAAACGATTGCTCCCTATCGTGACGTATTCTCGCGTCAAGGCATGGATGATGTCGGGGCGATTCGTTACCTCGTTTCGTGGAAACAATACCTCGATCAAAATCCACAGCAGGCAATCATGCAGCTTGCTCAGGATTACGGAATCACCTTCCAACAACCACAGACAGAGGAACAGGATGAATATATAGATCCTGCCGTCCATGCTGTGCGTCAGGAATTGGGTGAAGTAAGGGCGCAACTCGCACAACGAGACCAGATGGCACAGCAGCAAGAGACTGCTTCTATCGTTCAGCAGGTTCAAGCCTTCCAGGATGAAAAAGACGAAAGCGGAAACGCTAAACACCCCCATTTCGAGACAGTAAAGGCAGACATGGCAGCGCTCATTAGCGCTGGAAAAGCCAATGGACTAGCCGATGCTTATGATATGGCGGTACGTCTTCATCCTGATATCTACGACAAGCAGATTGAGCAGCGCATTCTGAAAAAGCAGGAAGCTGCTCAAGAATCCGCTCGTCAGAAGGCAGAGCAAGCGAAACGAGAGAAAGCCAAGTCAGCAAAGAAAGCAGCCACAGGTGTACGAAGCGGAAGCGCCAGCGTGACCAAAAATCCGTCAGGAAATAGTCTTCGTGATGATCTCGATGAACTGTTGAAGGCGGAGGGACTTTAATCAAACCAAATAGAGGTATAGCACATGGCTACTATCAATATTGGTGAGATTGTTGCAACCACGCTGCGCAAACGTTCAGGGCAGCTTGCTGATAACATTCTCAACCACAACGCGCTCTTCCAGCGCCTCAACATGAAGGGTAACGTCAAGCCGGTAGATGGTGGACGCGAAATCATAGAGGAACTGGAATACGCAGAAAACGGGACTGCTGGCTGGTACTCCGGGTATGAAACTCTGGACACCACCCCGCAGGAAGTCTTTGATGCCGCCACATTCGACTGGAAACAGTTGGCCGGTACAGTGACTATTTCCGGTCTTGAGTCCCTGAAGAACTCAGGCCGCGAACAGGTCATTAATCTGCTTGAAAAGCGCATCAAGAACCTGGAAAAGACCCTGATGAACTCAGCCGCCACCGCTGTTTATGCTGACGGTACGACTGACACCAAGTCTCTTGGTGGTCTTCAGCTCCTGATTCAGGATGATCCGACATCTTCCAGTACCGTGGGCGGGATTAACCAATCCACATACAGTTTCTGGCAGAACCAGTACAGCGCAGCCGCAGCAACCAGCTCTGGCAACATTGGCTCTCGGATGAACAGCATGTGGCTGTCCACCATCCGTGGCACCGATAAGCCGGATATCATCGCTGCGGACTCTGTGATGTATACCCACTACGAAGCCTCACTCCAGCAGTATCAGCGTTTCAATGATTCTGCAATGGCGGAAATGGGCTTCGAGTCCCTGAAGTACAAAACCGCAGATGTCGTCTATGACGATCAGTGCCCGGCAAGTCACATGTACTTTGTTAACACTGACTATCTGTATCTTCGTCCCCACAGCCAGCGCCAGTTTGTGCCGCTGAATGACCGGGATTCCATCAATCAAGACGCATCTGTAGTGCCGGTTGTGTGGGCGGGTAACATCACCACATCAAACCGTTCCCTGCAAGGCGTTATCATTGCCAGCTAATAGGAGGAACTAATCATGGCTTTTCATAGTATTGAACCGTTTGTCCTTGAGCAGGCGATCGCTGATACCTCAACCACTGCCAAGCATGATGTTGGTACGATTGTTCGTGCTGTAGACTCAAGCTATGGCTCTGGTGAGTTTATCTACCTTCTTGGTGTGGCCTCTACCGCTGTCGGTAGCTGGGTTACCTATAACATGGATGATGGCTCAACCACCCTTCTGGCAGCCAACGCTATCGGCCCTGTTGCCGTGGCAATGTCTGCCAATGTCGCCAATCAATACGGTTGGTATCAAATCCAAGGAAAAGCAGTCGGTGCCTGCCTGACCCAGTTTGCGGATAACGCGCAAGTCTGGATCACGGCCACTGCTGGTTCCGTAGATGATGCCTCTGTAGCGGGTGATTTGGTGAACAATGCCAAGGGCGCAAGCACGACTGTTGTTGACTCTGGTGTGGCGGATTTTGAAATCTCCCGCCCGTTTGTTGACAACATTTCATCTGCTACCTAAGCGGACCATTTGAGGGGCTTCGGCCCCTCTTCTTTTTGCGCTACAATAGAGGAAAAGGAGTGGCGCATGAAATATGACCCTGAATTGATTCTGGAGAATATCCGGTCAAACATAGGACGAAATCTACCTCAAGCACAACGCTGCAAGCCTCATCAGCACGAAATGAGTATTGCTGGTGGCGCTCCTTCACTCGCAGACACCAAAGACGAGCTAATCGGGTATATTTGCTCGATCAATGGATCACACGATTACCTTATCGAAAACGGGATTATCCCAAATGCCTGCGGCATTGTTGACCCACACGAACATATCGCAGACCAAATAACGCCTCATCCTGATGTAACCTATTTTATTGCTTCCCAGGCTCATCCCAAAGTCTTTGAAAAGCTGAAAGATAACCATATCGTCATGTGGCACGCACTCGGTCCTGATGGCGCTGAGAACCTCATACAATCCCATATGCCGGATGATTGGTATATGATAGGTGGAGGTGAGACGATGGGCCTAAGATGGCTCAATCTCGGCTTTGAGTGCGGATTCAGAAAGTTTCATATTCATGGTATGGACAGCAGCTATAAGAATGGGCGCACTCATGCTTATGAGGAACGCCAGAGAGATATTATCATTGTCTCTGATGGATACAGGACTTCGCCTAATTTCCTTCGTCAGATATCCCAATATCACGATACACTCTCACTTCTATCCATGATGGATGATATTGAAGTAAAACTGTATGGAGATGGCCTGTTACAGACAACGGCAAAGAAAAACTATTGGGAACGCAACAAGGAACTAAAAGATATCACCCCCATGGGAAATCGCTGGCCAGAAGGCGAGGAAGCGAAAGAGGTCATAAAATATCTGGTCGGAGAATCCACCGTTCTTGATTATGGATGCGGAGACGGAAGATTTACCGAGTGCTTTGAGCCTTCCAGATATATTGGATATGACATCAATAAGCACGCTATAAAGCATTGCAGAACGAAATTTCCAGAACATGAATTCTGCGAAACTATAGTTCCACGTGAAACCGCATTAGCCTACACCGTTTTGCTCCATATTCCAGATAATGAAATAGAGGAAGTCATAAAAACACTTTCCCAATCCGACAGAGTGATAATAGGGGAAATTATGGACAGGAAATATCGCAGGAATGGAAATCCTCCTGTATTTAATCGCTATCCGCATGAATATATTGAACTATTCAAGAAACACGGAATGAAGATGATCACAAAACTCACACTTCCCTATAATCGATATGGAGGGGAGGAATTAATCATCATGGAGTTCTCAAAATGAAATGTATCGTAGTGACGCCAGTAGGGCCAGGACATGAAGAGACAGTAAAACAAGCGCAAGACAGTGTTGAACGAGCTATGGCGCACTCAAAAGGACCATTTACCGAGATTCAGCATCAAATCCTTGAAGACATCGATGGAATGCTTGGGAGGTCAAAAGCCAGAAACCTTATAGTCAAAAACTATGATGCAGATTGGTATTTCTTCCTTGATGCTGACGATCTAATGTCTCAAGGTGCATTTGAGGCAATGTATGATTATCTTGATTATGCAGCGGTTTGGGGGCCAATTGTCGAGATATCAAATGGACAAATCGCGCCAAGGATGGGGCAGGTGCTATCTATCAGCTCTATAGAAGAGCTTAAATCACACGATCCTTACGCCACTATCCAGATGGGGCATTTTGTCCGTGGCGACGTGGCCAAGGCAACGCCATTCAATGAAGACATGGATTGCGGTGAGGATTTTGATTATTACTTGAGAGTGTGGGATGGGCATAAATGCATTAAAGGGTCACACATTCTCTTTATTAATATTCGCGGCAATCATTCTACCGGCCCCCGCTCCGCTACCGGGAAACAATGGCGTGAAGCAGTAGAAAAGCTGGTGGGAAAGCACGAAATCAAGTTTCCTTCTTATATTGCGGAATCAATAGACCGGAGGAAGTCAAACATCAAAACCAATCTCTCAAGGGGACTACCGAAAGTCTACGAACGACCAGCGCATAGCAAAAAAGTTGGTATTGTCGCAGGCGGCCCGTCTTTGAAGAAAGAGATAGGGAAGATAAAGAGCTTTCAACGATCGGGAGGAATCATTGCATCAGTAAATGGTGCTTATGATTATCTGAAAAAGCATAAGATACTCTCTGATTTGCATACTATATCGGACCCACGCGAACACAACAAACGATTTGTAGAAAATCCAGACCATGGGACAGCCTATTTCATTTCAGCAGACTGCCATCCATCTCTATTTGATAATCTGGATAGGCAAGACGTTAGAGTCTGGGTTCCCTATGAATACCATGATGATATTGAGTATCCCACTTATGTTGGTGGTGGATCAACCGTCACGCTTAGAACGATAGCGCTTACTCACATGCTTGGGTTCAGGAAGTTTGAGTTTTTTGGCTTTGATGGATGCGTAAATGGCGCACATCATGCCTACCTTCAACCAGAGAATGATGGAGAAAGCACGCGAGAAGTCACCTATAATGGTAAGGAATTTCAGATGACTAACTGGCAGATACAACAGGCCGAGGATTTTGAGAAACTGGTCCCAATGTTAGGTGATGATGTCAAAATCAAAATACACTCCAAGGGAGTGATGAGAGAAATTTATGAGCGGCATAAACTTTATTTACGGCAGGGACGGCAACGGCGATCCTGTAGCGCTTGAGGCAGACCAGTATTTCCATGGTCTCATAACCATAGACACAGTTCACGAACGGATTCATCGCGGACAGTCTTTTCTGGGGGGGCATTTATGGCCGGTAGCGTCAGCTATAGCCGATAATGCAAATGCGGACCTATTGATTGTAACTGGCTCAACGCCCATTCACATGATTTCGCACATATCAGCCGGTGGTCAGAGTGAAGTCTATTATTATGAGGGGGTTACCGTATCAGCCAATGGCACAGCGGCGGATTTGATCAACAAGAACAGGCTGTCTTCAGTGTCATCCGGGTGCGCGATCTATTATGGGCCAACAGTAACAGGAACCGGTACACAATTACCATCAACACTATTGGCGGCTGGGGTGGGTAATAACCTAGGTGGTCAAGCTCCTGCGGGTGGGTTCGATGGGAGCTTTGACAGCGAAATCATTCTGAAGGCAAGCACCAATTATCTGATCCGCGTCACAAACAGGGCGGGTGCAGCCATCCCGATTGCGGTTAATGTCTCGTTCTATGCTAATGTAAGCTGATGAGATATTTGCTATAATTCAGTAAATAATAGAGGAGAGATGCATGGCTGGCGATACCTACGGACGATTCTATCTGCACCCGCAAAAGCAAGCAGATGGACAGTATCAAGATGTGATCTACGTCGAGATTTTCATCAAGGGCGACAAAAACACCAGTTTTTCGCGCCCCAAGAAGGATGAGGATGAAACCACCTATCCAAATGGATGGAAAGCCTTTGTAAGTGGTCAGCCAAGTATCACAGAGGGAAATCCGGTTGGAATGCTTCCAGGTATCGGTCCGTCAGAGGCCATGAATCTTAATGCCGTAGGGATTATGTCCATTGAAGACCTCGCAGAACTTGATGAGGCGGGGGTGGAGAAGCTGAAGAACGGCAGGACTCTTACCAAACGCGCTAAGGCCTATCTGGCGGCCCTGCAAGAGAAAGACGAAGAGGAAGCGCCTGAAGAGCCTCCAGTGGATGTTGAGGCATTACAGAACGATCCTACCGTACAGCAAGCGCCAGCGGTGAAGAAAAAGCGCGGGCGTCCACGCAAAACACAAGAGGCATAAACCATGAGTCTCCTCACAATTTGTCAGGATGCAGCCGATGAGATTGGATTTCCGCAGCCAACATCCGTTGTGGGGAATTCAGACTCCAATGCAAAACAGCTCCTTCGTCTTGCCAATCGAGAAGGAGAGGAATTATCTCAAAAGACAGGATGGTCTGAGCTTGTCACGGAAACCTATGTGACCCTGGCGACAGGGACGCAAACCTATGCGCTCGCTACAGACCTTCGGTGGATCATTCCAAATACCACTTGGAACCGTTCTGACAAACGAATCGTTATCACGCCTCTTTCATCTGCTGAATGGCAGTTTCTCAAAGGATGGACAACCATCACTGGCATCAATCTGCGCGCCCGTATACGAAATGGATCTCTCGAATTCGAGCAAACTATTGCAGCGGCAGACAACGGGAAAACTGTCTATTACGAATATATAAGCAATAAATGGGCCGAGACTTCAGGAGGAACGGCGCAGCGAAAGTTCCAAGCGGATACGGATGTTTGCCGGTTGGATGAAGAGCTGGTTACTCAGGGGATTGTATGGCGATTCAAAAAGGCAAAGGGATTGGATTGGCAGGAAGATTATCAATTCTATCTCCAGCTAAGAGATTCACAAATTGCCCGTGATGGAGATCAGCGTCGCGTATCCTTCAAGGGTCGGATGTTTGGCGAAGGCTTGGGTGTAAACGTGTCAGATCGCAATTATGGCTAACGGTAACGCGAAAATAAAATCAATCTCTGCCCCTGTAGGTGGATGGAATGCGCGTGATAGCTGGGATATGATGTCCGAGCAAGATGCTGTGACATTAGATAATTGGGTTCCTCGTTCTGGAAAAATGGAATTGAGGGGCGGATATACCTCTTATGCTACCACTTTGGGCGGTGCTGTTAGGACGCTAGCCGAGTTTTCATTGGGGGCCACTAGAACCTTCATAGCGGGTGCTAATGGGAATATTTGGGACATCTCTGCATCAGGCGCAGGATCATCGTTAGCCTCTGGATTCACAGTTGATTATTGGCAGCATACATCCATGAACTCCAAGATGGTGCTTGTCAATGGTGCTGACGCGCCACAGGAGTATGACGGATCGACGGTTGGCGCTGCCACGATTTCAGGGCCAACTATTACCGATTTGGTCAATGTCGCCACCTATAAATCCCGCAATTATTACTGTGTGAACGGATCACTGTCTTTCTGGTACACCGCTGTAAACGCTCATGCAGGCGCTCTAACTGAGTTTCCATTGTCACGCGTAACCTCCATGGGCGGGTATCTCATGGCGATAGGGACATGGACCCGTGATAGTGGGAGTGGGCCTGATGATGTGTTTGTTGCGATCACCTCAATGGGGGAAGTAATCGTTTACTCCGGGTCAGATCCAGCTTCTGATTTCTCTTTGATTGGCCGTTATTATTCCGCTCCACCCATTGGGAGGCGGTGTATCCTCAATGTTGGCGGTGAGCTTATTTTCATTACCAAAGATGGATATGTCCCCGTTTCGACGGTTATCGGAGGGCTTCGGTCTGATAAAACAGCAGTATCCGATAAAATAAGGGGAAAGGTTGTTGAAGATGCCAAGAACTTTGGTGCAGTAGAAGGATGGGAAGCCTGTTTCTATCCAAGAGGAGGATATGCAGTATTCAATGTTCCTTTAGTCAAAGACGCTACCTATCAACAACACATCGTCAATACTTCGGATAACCCTGGAGCGTGGGCAAGGTTTACGGGATGGAATGCACGATGCTTTGCCACCTATAATGATAGGTTATATTTCGGTGGCGATTCGACGGTCTATCTTGCTGATGATACTGGATATTCTGATGGTGGCGGAAATATCGAGACTGACGCTATACCGGCATTCAACTATATGGGGTCGCGTGAACGAATCAAGCAATTAACCGGCGTGCAGCCCGTTATTGGCTCAGAAGGCGATTTGTCATTATCTGTAGCCGTGGCGACTGATTTCAATACCCCTTCCAATGAATACATCACCTCGACAACAACCCCATCAGGGGCGGCGTGGGATGCGGAATATTGGGATGTCCCGGATTGGGCGGGGTTTGATAACAGTGTGACGAGAAATTGGCAAGCAGCCAATAACATAGGGTATACAGCAACAGCCAGAATCAGAACGAGAACATCCGGCCAGTCACTAAGCTGGTATTCTCAGAATTGGATGGTAAAGTATGGTGGATTGCTTTAATCACTGCCGTGAGGCAGCGGGAGAAGAAAAATGGCGTGGAATGGCACTGGTACGTTTAGCCGCACTAACGGCGTAAATACCGGAACAACCGTATGGGCTGCTGATAAAGCAGCAGGGGTAAAAATTGTCTCTGATAGGCATGATACGCATGATCAGGATTTAGCCGATGGGATTAACGCATGTTTAGCCAAGAACGGTGAGAATGCAGCGACGGCCAATCTTGATTTGGGTGGGTTTAAGTTCACTAATGCTGCCGATGGGGCGTCGGATTCCGATCTGGCATCAGTAGGACAAACTGAGAAATTATCAGGGCGAACCACCACATACGATTTCACATCTGATGCAAATTACACATTAACTTCTGCGCAGGAGGGATACTACCGCATAGTATTTACCGATACGACTCCATATCTTACTGCGTCAAGAACAATTACTCATTCAACTACCCAATACTGCCATTTAATACAAAATAACACACTTCAATCGCTTACGATAAAAACCTCTGCTGGAACAGGGGTGCCGATAGCTCCAGGGACTTCGCGCCATGTATTATGCGACGGAACAAATATTATTGAGCAGTTTGCCTACTACCCCATTACAACTAGCGGAACCAGCACTGCATATACCGTTACCTACGGCATCACGGCATACGACACCTACAGAATATACAGCGTTGATATCGACCAATTATGCGGCGATAGTCCAACGATCAATTTCGATAGTCTCGGCGCGAAAAGCATTTATTACAAAAATGGATTCCCTGTCACTAGCGGGGCATTGCTCGGGCCGCATCAGCTTTATTATGACGGTACGAACATGGTGGTGTTAGACCCGCTGCATGTGACGGTGGATTTAAGTGCTGCGTCGGTGGATTATGATTTACAGATTGGCGAGACAGCGGTCTATACATTTTCTAGTGCATCATCCAAGGCGCTTCATATCACTACCGGCGACGAACGCGAATATGAGATGTCTGTTGACTTGAATACCAGCGATTATTCTGCAGGAAATTATCTACAGCCTAATAATACGACTTACGCCGGTGTTTTTCCGTATGTTAACAGCTATGCGACGGCAGCAGGTACAGGCGCAGTAAGTGCGAGTGATAATGCTTTTTTATTGTGTGATATGGGACGTTTATCCTCAAAGATGGAGATAAAAACAGGGAAGCCATATCCTGATAAAGTACGTTCTTGTCTATCCATGGCAAAGGGCGTAAATGCTACCCCTAATCACTATGTTGAATTTGTAGGAAGCGCATGGGAAGGTTCTACAGCATGGACTTCATTAGGTACACTTTCTTTCGGTGCTTCCGCGACAACAGGCGCGATTAAAGTTACGAGGACCAAATAATGGCCATCTGGGCAAAAATTGAAAATGGCACTCTCGCCTGCCGTGATGATTCCCTCGATGGGTTCAACCAGCAGAGAGCAGTCGATGATGGATTTACCGTGCACAATGTCCCTGATGCGGGGTGGTTGCAGATTCAAGCTGGTTCTATTGTAGAGGTAGATCCATCGGAAGCACAAATAGCCGATGCAAAGGCCAAAAAAAATGACGAGATTAATGCTTCTCGATTGTCTGCCAATTATTCGACGTTCGCTTATGGCGGGAAATTAATCGCATGTGATGCGTTAAGTCGTAGCGATATAGACGGAGTTAACGGATATATTGCATTGAATAACGCTCTTCCGCCTAATTTCCCTGGGGCATGGAAAGCAACGGATAATACCTACGTTACCATTGCGGATGTTGCCACATGGAAGGCGTTTTATGCGGCAATGGTGGCTGTCGGGACCACCAATTTCTTGCACGCCCAAACATTGAAAACAGCTATAGATACGATTATCGGAGATTCAGTAACATATCCGACTAAGGCGGATAAAATCGCGGCAATTGAGGCGATCACTTGGTAACACTCCAGTTCTCATCACAGGACAGGATTGGATCTAAAGCTATCCAATTCTTCACATGGTCTGAATACAGTCATGTGGATATCGTCCTCACTGATGGGAAGCTGTTTGGAGCCAGAGGTGATGGAGTAAAAATCCGCGAACCGTGGGGATGCTATGACCGCATCATCAGGAAAATATCCGATGCGCCTGAATCAATTATCGACAAGGCATTAACGCAGGAAGGGAAACCTTACGATTACACGGCATTACTAGGGTTTTTAGCGAGACGTGATTGGACAAAGGATTGCTCATGGTTTTGCTCTGAATTAGTCGCATGGGCCTTCTCAGAAGAAGGATACCCGCTTTTAAATGCCGATAATTACTATCGCATAACCCCAAGGGATTTATTACTATCTCCCTATCTGGAGGACGCATGATTGACACCATAATTCTACAGAGATGCTCAGATTTTGATGAACATGGCGTCATGGGCGAGATTTATCATGAAGGGAAAATGCTTTGCAAAACCATGGAAAGGCCATGGATAAACAATCGCCAGTTTGTCTCCTGTGTTCCCGCTAGGACATATGAACTCCATCCTTTCACTCGGTCAAATGGCGATGAGGTATATTGTCTCATTAACCATGAAGCTAATATTGAGATGATGAAATCTCAATTAAATGGCGTGGATGGAAGGTATGCTATTCTTATCCATAAAGGGAACTGGATGACGGATTTGGCGGGATGCATCGCTCCAGGTCTTGATTATGGCTATGGATACGACAAAGAACAGGTCAAAAGGTTAATGGTCACTAACTCAACAGAGGCCACTAAAAAGCTGTTCGACTACATCAAGGCAAATGAGATAAAGAAACTGGCTATTGTCTGGAAAAAGCATTGAGGTGAATTATGGCATTTGACCCACTCTCAGCCGCATTTGAGCTTGGAACGTCTCTGATTAAGCGCATATGGCCAGATCCAGATAAACAGGCCGAGGAAGTCCGTAAACTGGCTGAGTTAAAGCAAAAAGGGGATTCTGAAGCACTTAACGCTCAAGTTCAATTGATGCTCGGGCAAATTGAGATTAACAAAGTCGAGGCATCGAGTAAGAGCGTTTTCGTTGCTGGATGGCGTCCGTTTATCGGCTGGATTGGCGGCGCGGCGATGACCTATCAGTTCGTCATTTATCCACTTCTTGTATGGGCATGGAGAATTGCGCAGGTAAAAGGTACAATTCCTGTAGACGTTGCCCCGCCGCCCGTTCTTGATACTGGCGCTTTGTTTTCAATCGTGACCGGGATGCTGGGTATTGGTGCAATGAGAAGTCATGACAAACGATTCAATGTACAAACCGACAAAATAGGAGGTTGATATGGCAGGCGGTAAAGGCAAAACCCGTAAGAAACCACCCGTTAAGCGATGATCGACTTTCTGACATTCGCCATCTTGATTGCTGCATTATTCCAGCCATCAAGGGACAGATTTAATACTGCGATATT